CTGCAGAACTGTCTTGGAACTGTAGTCTAAAGCCGTTTGTACCGAATGTTAAGCCAGATGTGTCTTTGGGTATCCAAATGCCAGCTTTTGTTTCACCAAATGAAGTAGGTGCAAGAGACTGCCCATCAATAAAATTAATATCTGCTAAATACCCATCAAAGTTAAAACTGCTAGAAGTTCTTGCACCAATGTGATGTGCATTTGTTGAATTAATTTTTAAGTCTGTATTTAGACTAGGATAAGTAGAAGATGAAAAAGATGTTTGTTCAGTACCGTTTACGTAAAGTCTAGCACGGTCAGTATTTGTTGATTGTGTCGTATCAATTCTTAGAACAATATTATACCAAGCACTGAAATCTCTGAACTCTGCATCGGTTACTAAGTGTAACTGATAACTGCCAACGTAATTTTCTACTTGAAGATTATTACTGCCATCAAATCTAAAAACAAATGTGTTAGTTCCAGATGTATGTTGAGCCAAAAGAGTTCTTGAAGTACCAAGGTGTGCTAGTTTTACCCAGCAACTATAGGTAAAAGTTTTTTGATTTCCAGCAGAAGAAGGTGTGCGAGTTAAGTATGCGTTAACAGCATCTTCAAATCGCAAAGATTGGTCTATCTTATGTGGATAAAATTCTTTAGTACCGCTAAAAAAATTTAATGAATTTTCACCGAATGTACCAGACATATAAACCTCTAGCTAAATGCTAACTGTGGTGTGCCAAGTAAAATATTGCTTGAACTTTGTACAACATAAGGAACAATATCTACTGCACTTGCAGCAGTTGAAAGTGTAAGTCCTGCACCCCCTGCTGTTTCATAATCCGTACCAAGACTTACAGTCCTACTTCCTGTTCCATCCTGAATAAAAATTATAAAACCACATTGACCTGTTGCTTCAGTTGAAGGATTTGCTAGTGTTACATTTCCTGTTAGGGTAAGAACAAAGTTTTGATTAGTGTTAAAGTTTAACGTCACAGAACCACTGTTAGAGGTATCTGTGTCGGTGCTTCCACGTTGCGCTGCTGTAAAAGTATTGTTTGCATCTTTAAAAACAGTGTCTGCATTATATGCTTGAACGTCTGAACCTATCGCTAAACCTAAAGATGCTCTTGCTGTAGAGCCAGATTCAGCTACAAAATTAGAACCGTCTCCTACAATAAAGTTACCATTAGTTACTGCCAAGCCAGCTACATCTTGTAATTGTTGGTCTAATCTAGCATTAGGTAACGTGCCTGAATCAATGTTACTTGCATCAGTTGTATCTGTTGTTGCAGATGCAGCTAAACCAAGGTCTGACCTAACCTCTGATGCAGACCTACTTTCAAGACCATTAGCTGTAAAACGTGCAAACTCGTCATCAGCTACAGAAGAACTGTCAATTTTTACAGCATTAGTATTTGATATACCAAATGTAAGTGTTGCTTGTGCGCCAATATCAGACAACACTTCTGATGCAGAGCGTCCTTCTATTGCCGTTCCATCAACACGTAGAAAATCATTGTCTGCAACACCACTGGTAAATGTAGCCACATTGCCGCTAGATATGCCACTAGATGGCACGTCAGATGTAAGTGCTACTGTGCCAGCAGAACTAGGAAGTGTCACGGTAACATCGGCTGTAGACGCAGGACCAATCAGTGTAACTTTGTTTGTGCCGTTGTCGCTATCTTCAAAGAACTCTAAAAAGCCAGCACTTGTTGCACCATTTTTTAACTGTGCGCCAGCATTTATAATAGGAGTAGTAAGTGTCTTATTTGTAAGTGTATCTGTTGTAGCACGACCTACTAATGTATCTGCAGATGCAGGAAGAACAACGGTGACATTACCTGAATAAGCAGAGTGAGGTGCAGCCTGTAGTTGTGTATAGTGTGCATTGCTAGACTCACAATAAAATCTTACATAAGACTCAGCACCAGAGTTTTTAATAGATATAGCACCTGACTCCATGTCAATGCCGTTAGTGCCATCAACACGAACAACACCTGTACCATTAGGAGTTAAGGTAATATTGCCATTACTTACAGATACAATATCTTCTCCATTAACATCTAGTGACCCACCCAATTGCGGAGTGCTGTCGTCTGCTACATTTGATATTGCGGCTGATGAGGCTAATCCAGATACAATCGCACTTCTTGTAATCTTTTTAAGTCCACCACCTGATGTATCAACAGCTATAAATACATCGTCATTAGCGACTGTAGATATTTCTGATAAACTTGTTACTGAAACAGGATTAAAGTTTGTACCATCAGCAATAAGAAGATGACCTGCAGTATTTGTACCCATTGTCAGGTCATCACCTGATATGGTTAAATCTCCTGCAATTGTAGCATCTGCACCCGAAAATGTCAAGGCAGTTGTTGTGCCTGATTTTATTACAAGGTTGCCAGATGAGTTAGTTAAAGAACCGTATGTTGTTCCATCATCTTTTAAGAATACATCACCACCACCTGCATCAAGATTAATATCTGCGGTTGCATCAAGAGTTATATCTGCACCAGAGTCTATTTCTGCAATTACAGGTGTTGTAAGTGTTTTGTTGGTAAGCGTTTTGGAAGTTTGTGAAAGGTAAGTATCAAACGTATCAACAGTTGTTTGACGCATTGTACCACCATCGTTAGTAACAATACCATCTCCACCCGCTACAGCAGTTGTGCCAGCAGATGTATCACCATCAATAATATTTAATTCTGTTGTGGTAACAGTAGCACCATCCAATATTTCTAATTCTGCTTCTGATATGCCAGCACTGCCTATTGTAAGTGTGCCAGATATATCTACGTTACCATTTATATCTATTGTTGTCGCAGCAATCTGTACTTCTGTATCTGCTACAATATCTAACTGTCCATCAGTGCTAGAGTTTATAAATATTGCTGTATCACGAAACTGTACTTTTTCTGTTGTTGCTAATAATATATCATCACTAAATTCAAAGTAGTCTTCATCTTCTTTCCAAGTAAGCACACCATCATTACTATTTGCATCAAAGGTTATTGCTATATCAACATCACCACCAGTACCAAATGTAAGGGTGTTTGAAGCCAATGCAGATATAGGACCACCCTCTCCTGCCGTGCCATCATGTGTATGACCTGTGCCAGAAGCGGCAAAAGCTACAAGCTGGTCAAACTCATCATTAGTGTGGGCGGCTGTGATGGTGTCGCCATCAGCATATGTAGATTGCCGTGTATATGTTGCACCCATTACCTTCTTGCTCCTAATTGATATTCTAATTGAAATCCTTTTAATGAATAAGGACCAGTTTCAGTTGCTCCATCCTCAACACGGAGTGCTACAGCAAAACCTGAACCTTCCACAGATTTACGAACAATCGGCTGTGAAGGTCCACCATAACTAGATGTTCCGTATTTAGAAGAGCCATAAATACCAGCTACATTTAAACTATCTAATGGATAAGCTGCAGGTCTAATAGATTGTGCAGATTCGTAATCATATCTTACAAACATATCTGCATCAATAGTTGTTTCTGGAGCATAGTTAATATTTACACGTTGCATGTATTTTCTAATACCGGGGTCTCCAAACGTCAAGTCAGGACTTCTATACTTTGCAAATATTAATGTGCCATCAAATGTATCACCCGTATCCTGCCTATACACAAATCCATCAAATCCACCATGTATAGGTATTACTTCTCCTGTCTCAACAGTTGTATCCGTGCAGTTTGGCTTTATACCTTTTAACTGTGAGAACTCAAACCCTGTTCCTTTAAGCACACAGATAACACCAATTGTAGCTGGCTCAGTTCCATCTTTACTAAAGAATATTCTATACTGTGTTTTATCTGGTATAACTATAGATGTAAAAGAAGCAGAGTCTACTAAGTTTTCCTTAAACAAAGGCTGTACGTTAGAACTAATAGTACCAAGTTCCACGTCACCAATTCTTGCTGTACCAGCAATTGTTCTTAAACCGTCTGGCCCTAAGAATATTAAGTCACCAGCAAATTCTTGGATGGTAAATCCGTTAACACAACCAATGTCACGTGTAACCGCTGTAACTGCAAAGTTTGAAGAACTTGTACCTGTTAGTTTAAATATTCTGTTTTCGCAAAATACAAACAAATCATCACGGAAAACTTTAAGACCAGTTACAGTGTCATCAACTGAAAAGCTGCCAGCACCGCTTCCACTACTAAAAGCATCTTCATCAAAAGGTTGGCTAAATATTACCTCTTGAGGTGTAGATGACTTACCTGCGTAAAACATGTGGTTTTTAAAAGACACTACAAACTGAGAACCTGAAACAGAACTATCACTTACATCTGTAGTAGATAAAGAAGTGTTAAATACTACAGGTGCGTTTGCACCATCAACCATAATTATTTTTTCGTTACCATCAAAATTAAAACGCTCAAACTGATAACGACCTGCGCTTGTTCTACCTGTATCTCTTTCTGTCCAAGTTTCTGATACAACATCTGTAGCCGCATGTGCAGCAGCAGATGTACTACTTGTTGCACGTGTAACACCCGTAAAGGATGTTGCTGTTTTACCAGTGTAGGTAAATATTTCAGAGTTTATTTGTATCGTGCCACTAGAACTAAATGCAGATGTATCTTTTGCATTAATAGTTCCAGAACCACTCATAGTATCACTTGCAGATATTTTAAGTGTTATTGTTGTGGAGGCAGAGCTAAATATTTTAGTGCCTCTAGCTGCAAGTGTAAACTTGTTAAACAATGCTACCATTAGCACAGCTTCAGAGG